CATTCACCGATAAATCCGAAGCGTTGAAAAAGGCGGAAGAAATGAAGATTAGGAAAATCGCTTCTCTTCGTAAGCAGATTGAGAAACTTGAAAAATTATCTTTTAAATGTGAAGAGGGTTAATAATGGATAACATAAGATTAAATATAGGCACTCTAAATAAATGCTGTTCCAAATGCAAGTATTCAAAGGAAGCGTTTGACAACCAATTTGTAAGGTGCACATTTTATCGTTTTTACCCTTTTAGACAATTTATATGTAAAAGCTATGAATAGAAAAGAATACCAGGAACACTGCAAGCATTACAGCCCCTACAGTGGACAATGCTACAAAAAGTCATTCATATCGAGTATGGCAAGTAATATGTATGTGAACATGCGGTGTGACGGGAAATGCCCCCGTATGAGTAATTACGACAAGAGAAATAAATTAAATAGCCTTGGACGGGCTTTGTAAAATCCATATTGATATGAAAAAGTATATTGGAACAAAACAGATTGAAGCCGAGTCTATGACAAGAGGTGATGCGTGGGGAAAACATCTCCTCAGAGAAAAGCCGTCAACCGAAAATTTTGACGATGAGGGTTATCATGTTCGTTATGAAGATGGATATGAAAGTTGGTCGCCTAAAGATGTATTTGAAAAGGCATACAAGGTAGCTGATACTCCTCTTGACCGTATGTATATCGAATATAATGAGTTGATGGACAAACATAATAAGTTAGCCCTGTTTCTTGGCCGAAAAGATGCTGTTGAAATAGCTGGTGAAAATCAGGTCACTTTAATGGAGGTTCAAAAAGTACAGATGCACTACTACCTTCTTACTTTGAAAGAGCGCATTGGGTTAATGAAGAAATAAATATTGCCATACGGCGGTTGGACGTCTGCCGTATGGCTCAAAACAGAATAAATATGGATTTAAATGAACTGCGCGACCGCGCCTATAAAACCGCTTGCGACCACGGTTTCCACGATGAAGAATTGAGTAACGAACATTGCCTTTGCCTTGTAATATCCGAGCTTATGGAAGCCGTGGAAGCAGATAGAAAGGGAAGATTAGGAAAGAAATGTAAATCACGTTTTGAAATGGACTATAATCGCTATCCTGCATTAGTGGAAGAAGAAAAGCGATTTAAGTGTTCCTTTGAAAAGAATGTAAAAGATACACTTCCCGATGAACTTGCCGATGCTGTAATCCGCCTGCTTGACCTTGCCGGATTGAGAGGTATAGATTTGTCTGATACGAATGAAATTGCCGATGAATTTGTGAGCCTCAAATCCGGATTCAGATTTACAGAGGTTTGTTTTGGTTTTACACTCCTACTAACTAACGATGTAGAAGGTTTGGGAAAAAGGATATGTTTCGCTCTTGCCGGGTTGATTAAGTATTGCCAATTTTCTAATATAGACCTTATATGGCATATCAATCAGAAGATGAGATACAATGAATTGAGAGAAAACAAACATGGAAAAAAGTATTGATTATGAAACGTGAAATAAAATTCAGAGGAAAAAGCACTGATACGGGGAAATGGATATATGGATTTCTCTCTTTTTTCTATACTGCCGGAAGGGACGAAAACGGACTTATCCTCACAGACAAGGCAAAGATATATTCTCCGGAAGACTGCCGGTGCGATGACGTATGGGCTGAAACTGTTGGTCAGTTCACGGGAGTTAAATACAATGATAGAGAAATATATGAGCATGATTTGGTTGAATGCGCTGGTGTACTATGTGAAGTAGTGTATAGTGATAAAATCGGTTCTTTTGTGCTATTAGAAGTTCTGTCTCAAAATCTTGGAAATAAGCCAATAGGACAAATGATAGATATGTTCGGGATTAGATATGTAGGTAATATTTACGACAGCCCGGAGTTATTGAAATAAAACAACCATGAGTAAATACATGAATTGGGAACTCTACGATAAACCACCTGAGGGTTTCTCCATTGACAAGCATACTGGTTCTCCTTTGACCGGATACGACTTTTACACAAACGGGAAAAGCGTCTTAAACGGAGGAGTAAGAATTCTTGTAAAATCTCTGAATGTTCATGTTAACAACATAGCAGACAACCACTACCCCGTGAAAAGAAACACTCCCAATAACAAAGAACCCAAACAAGACCCGATGATTAACCGTAATGTGCGCCAACGGGTAAATGTCTTTGCACGCGAGAGGTTTAAAGTAAAGCTGCTACAAGAAATAGAATTTGATTTAATGGTGTGTCAACTCGAAGGCTGGAGTATGGGAAGCTACGTCAATGAGCTTAAGCAATTGATTGATGATGTTTATCGGAGAATGGTTAAGACAAAGAAAAGGAATAGCAAGACTATCAGTAACCCAAAACTTGAATTTAAAGATGAATGAATTATATATACCTCCACAGCGATTAAACCGCAACCCTATTAACGGGCGGTTTTTAAAAGGAAGTATCCCTCATAACAAGGGAAAGAAATGGGATGATTACATCCCTTCGCATAAAAGGGAAAGTATGATTAAAGGATTAGCCTTAGGGAGAACGGGAAACCCTAATATAGCGGGCTGCAATGCAAAGAAAGTAGTAGCTATAAAAAGCGGACGGTTACAAGGTGTTTTCCAGTCCTCTAACGATGCGGAACGAAAGACCGGCATCTGTGCCCGTAATATCAGGAATTGCTGTTCCGGAAAGCGTAAACACGCTGGCGGCTATCAATGGTTTTGGGAAAGCGATAATAGTTGGTGTGAATTAGTTAACAAAAATATATGAGTAAACTATACAAAATAACTCTCTTCGGTAAATCATTCATTATAGGATGGTTCAGCCATGCGGACAAGTGGTATCATAAATTTAGTATAATAAAATAATGGATATAACAGAATTAAAAATCGGTGACCGGGTGAGAATAAAACTCCCGTCACCACAAGGAGAAAGACTTTCCATACCCATGCAGGTAATAGGGATGCTTTCTAGTTTCAACAATCCAAGCCCTAAAGATACGGTATATCTTGACTTTGAAGGAAATGAGGGAGATATATGGGAAGAAGAAGTACAAAATTTAGTGTTTTCAGACAATGAAGAGAAGTCATGAGAAGAGCAGACAGAATAATCAGAGACAGACATTCCCGTATCCCGGACAAATACAAGAAGATTGACACTACGGTCAACGGGGATGTAGAAAGCCTTGCCGAACAACACAAGGAAGTGGAAAGAAGACTATTCCCTCTACGCCTTAACAAGACCACTGTTATTTACGTCACAAAAGACAAACAGAATGAAGCATATGCAGCGAAAGCACGTAAACGGATGGGGATAACAGAACCGAAGAAACCTTTTGTCGACCCACTTTCGGAAGAAAACATTACCAAGTTGTACAAGGAAGAAAAGATACCACCCCGCAGAATGGCTGAAATGTTGGATGTGAGTGTGAGGACAATATATCTAAGATTGGCTAAGTATGGACTTACAAAAGTTAAATGCAGATAATATGAAAGAGAATAATATTTTAAACAAAGAGATTTATGCAGAGGCTATGATAGCAGCTTCTAAGGTTGATTTCCTTGAGAGCAAGGAAGAGGTTAAGATGTATGCTACTTCGCTGTATAACGCGATGATATGGGGTAGAAAAGTAAAATATTAAGTTTTTTATTTGGCGTTATAGAAATTAGAGGTATATTTGCAGCGTTACACATATTAAGAGGCGGACGGTTGTCTGCTATTAGCAGGCATTTTTTATGTTTGTAAGCTAACGCTGTATATTATAGCGGTCTGCAAACCCGTGTGGAGAGTTAATAGCCTCCCAACTGCCTCTTAGGTATGTGTAACGGCGGGTTAATTGCAGACCGTCTTCTTTCTGCAATGCCATAAAACGTTACAAAAATGGCAAATGAATTAGTTTTTAAAGGTCAAAATGACCAAGTGTTAACCAATAGTATTTTGGTTGCTGAAAAGTTTGGCAAAGAGCCAAACGATGTAGTAAGAGCAATAGATAATTTATTGCAAAACGCTGATAATGAATGTGACGCAAAAGTTCG